CGAAAGGCATAGTAGTTTCAGACCCCACAACTGACAATTGTGGTCGTTAGACTTCGCTGTGAACCCCAACCCGCGCCTTCGGTATGTTAAGTCATACGATCAAGCAGATCCTCATTGAGGATGGAACAGCTATTGTGGTAATACCACAAATCCACTGAAACCAGATAATCAGAGTGTTGCAACTCTTTTACGAGGTATAGGCTAGCTCCCTGTATCAGTTAAGATATCAAGGACAGATGGATTTACTGTCACAATAAATATGCTATGAAAAATAACACATTTTTTGCAACTAGTAAAGGTAATTCAGAATGGATCACTTCTAAAGAAGTTGGTCGATTCATGAAATATACCATCTGGTTAATGAGAGCTCAAAACTACAGTCAAGATGTCTGTAAACTAAGAGATAATATCCAATCTTTAATTAAAACCAATGGTTTTAATTTTACATTTCTTTATTTAAAGGAATGTCTCAGATTGGCTGTTAGATTCTTAGCCGGTTCTCCTGAAACGACTTACACAAATGGTGTAAGAGTCAAGGTGAACCGCCATGGGCTACCTGTGATTATACCTTATGGGCTGCGTATCCTTTTAGGAACGTCGGCGGATAAGGCTTTAGTCACTAGATTAGTTCTAACCTGTTTATCGATATTCCGGACTTTTCCGACTAAAGTTAAACCCTCATTGGATTCTATTATAGAACCGTTTAGTGGTTTATCTCGAACCTTTGCTTGCAAAGGAGTCGTAAAAAGATTTGCCGGTAAATCGAGAATCGGTTTTGGTAAAATTAGTGGATTCATTTCTGAATCTGCTGGTCCGATTTCCAAACGAGCTACCTGGGGTTCAGGAGTTGATGCTATTGCATTACTTCTATACCCTTGGGTTGCGTTTAGTGTCGTGCGAGTTTTGATAGCTCAAAGAGCTTATCTTTATCTCGCCTCACTTGCAAGCATATGGATCCTTTTAGGACCAATATATCTTGTTTCGTATGTAATCGGGGTCCATCCGAGAAATCCTATCGGTCGGTTGTCTGTCGTTTATGATCAGGCAGGGAAGGCCCGGATTGTTGCTATAACTAATTGGTGGCTTCAACTTTGTTTGAAACCTCTCCATGATTCTATTTTTAGATTCTTGGAAACTATCCCAGAAGATGGGACGTTCAATCAAATAGCGCCTTTAGATAAACTTCTAAAGGTTAGCAATTCGGACAAATTCTCCTGCTTTGATCTAAGCGCAGCGACTGATCGACTTCCAGTTGATTTACAAATCGACATTCTAAATAATTTAGGTGTCGATGGAAACCTCTGGAGAGATCTCCTAAATATACCTTGGTCCTTCCAAGGGAAAGACGTATACTACTCTGTAGGGCAACCTATGGGGGCTTACTCTTCTTGGGCTATGTTAGCTTTAACTCATCATTTGATAGTTAAACTAGCAGCTCATAAAGGGCGAGTTGAAAACTTTGTTGATTATGCAGTGCTTGGTGATGACATCGTTATTAAAAACGATATTGTTGCCGAAAAGTATCTCGAATTAATGGAGTTATTAGGAGTAAAAATTAATCCTTCAAAATCCATAATATCTTACGATTTATGTGAGTTTGCGAAACGATTAGTTACGCCTACGCACGATATATCGCCTATTGGTCCAGGAGCAATCCTGTCAATAACGAGAAAACCTGCGTTAATTGGAGCTTTCTTTCACGAGTTAACTTCCAAATCATTGGTTGTATCTTCTGAAACTGTTCGTGATCTGTTACAGACCCTTCCCATTAATAATGGAGAGGCTCTTTATACAGCTTTATGGACATGTTTTGGAGTGAAAGGACTTCTTAATGGTTCCGCACAACAGCTGGAGGCAAAAGCCTTGAGCTGGATTACCTACGGACGAAGTATTGACCCTTTCTTGTTCCAATATGCTCTTCATAACGGTATACGTACCGCTGTGATTGAGCGAGCGAGAAGAGCGATCCTTAGCGCTGAAACCTCGGAGCATAACTTTTATGTTAATGCTTGGAGAACGTCAGCAACTAGAGGACTGTACCAAGGGGTTTACGAATCCCTTGCTCTATTAGTCTCACCTGGTTTTTGGATCTATCTGGAGTCTTTAATTAGACAGACAGTACGTTCAAAAGAGTTCGAGAATGAACTTCATCAAGTTCCTGCTTCCCATGCTGGAACCCATACCCTTCTTGAATTATCGCCAATCGTAGGTTTAGACCTTCGTTGGGATAAAGAGGCAGGTAAAGAGTTAAATGCTTTCATTCGTGATTCAACCAGAGAAATCTGGCGTACTTACGATGAAATGCAGATAATACATGGTGCAGACGGTCCTAATATTTATTAGTGTAGTCAAAGCTCGTGCTATCCATGAAGGTGGATGCAGTGCCCGTGAGGGTTGCTGTGACATCTTCTTAACTCTCTCGCAAGGAGAGGGATAAGTAAGTTGACCGGAT